TGGATATAACCTATTCTCACCTTGAGTTACCACTTTAAGGAGGTAAGGTATGAATTACACTCAATCTCTGGATAGGTTGTTACATCTAGGTCTAAAACCTGAAGTTTCGAAGCCCATACTTAACCAAGTCAAGCTTTGGAATGATTCAAGTGGTCCTGAATGGACAGTTCAAAGGCTTAAAACTTTGAAGTTATGGTTTATCCATAAACTTTCGGGTAATAAGCTCCCTTCTTCTCAATGGATTTCCACAGATAATCGTGGTATTCCAAAAGGTGTTTTTAAACCTATTTTTGAGATGAAGAACTTGAAGAAGGTTATGAACACTTTACTAATTTATACTTCTTTTGTTTCAAAAGAAGTGACCAAGAAACAAGCTAAAAAGTTTTTTAGTTCTGTTACTTGTGAATTAGGTCCAAGTATTCATATACCTCACTTGAAAGATGCAGTGGTTAGTCGTAAAGAGAAGGTTCCCCCATTTAAGAGTATGAACTACTCTGAATATGGTTGGAGCCCTTCTAAGAGAACTCTCGGACCGTTTGGCAAAACCGTTCCGGAAGGTATTGATGCTTTATTAGCAGATACCCGGTGTTCTCGAGTTCTTGATCATAGTGATATCTATTCTGATATGTACTATGATGCTTTAGGAGATTTATATTTACAATCTCTTAAAGGTGAAGAACTTAACGACCACCCAAGTCACCAGTGTGTCGGTAGTATATCCGTCATACAGGAACCTGGGTTTAAGGCTCGGTTTATAGCAAATCCTAGACGAATTTACCAGATCATGTTGAATGGTCTTGGTAAACAAGCCTTTGGATTTCTTAAAACCTTACCTTGGGACTGCACTTATAACCAAATGGATGGTGTAGAATGGGTTCAAAAGAACCTATCTAATCAACAGATGGTGTATTGTGTGGATCTCAGCGATGCAACCAACAATTTTCCTTTGGAAATCCAAATGAAAATAGCTCGTTGGTTGGGTTTTAACGAAGATTCGTTAATGCTCTTTGAGGATCTGGCTAGATCTGAATGGTATGTACCAAAATCCCTCTCGACTCACTACCACATGGATACAGTTCGATGGACAAAAGGTCAACCACTTGGGTTATATCCTTCGTTCCCTCTTTTTAGTATCGCACATGGTTTTCTAGTAGAGTCCTTGCGGGTGCATGTGAATGCCCCTAAAGGGTGTTTTAGGATCCTTGGCGATGATATCGCTATATCTGATAAACATCTTTTCAAGGCCTATATGGAATACCTTGATCTACTCCAGATGCCAGTGTCATTTGAGAAGTGTATTTCTTCTCATCTGGTAGCCGAATTCGCCGGTTGTATCATTACACCGGACAGAATTTTTTCTGGCGTCAAATGGAGAAGTCCCACCCCTGCAAACAGGTTGTCACTGATCCAATCATTACCTAGTGCACGAGATCTGACAGATAAGACAGAATTTCTTTCTTATCTGTTGAGACAAGCTCCATCACCTTTTGGTTCTAATACCAATAGTGAGGGTTTGCCTCTTCAGACCCGGTGCAACCTCTTTGCTCCATGGTATTTATTTATCAAGGAGAAAGAAGGTCACATCGAACTTGAAAGGTCTACTAAGAAAGAGCTACACTACAGTTCTGCTGAAATCACAAATGATTTGGCAAAACAAAAAGTGTTGCTTTCTAGGCAGGAACTTGAGGCATTGCTGCCTGATTGTCTTAATGACAATCATATGCAACAACAATGGGATGATCGCAAGATCAGCTCATCTTATGTCCTCTCCCACTTGATTGAGATGTTTCAATTCAAACAAGTGGATGTTCCTGATTGGTTCATTGAATCAAGAGAATTTTCTGAAAAACATAGAGATTATCTTTTAGTTCATATGCCCCAAGCATACGAACATAAAAGTAATTTCGTGAAAATGTTTTACAAGAAAATGTGTACAGGTTCTTATAATTGGTGCCAATTGGCACCTCATCGAAGACAACAAGTCTTAGATGATATAAGAGATTTGTACTTCTCTGATTCTGATGAAGGCCTTGAATAGCAACTAATCCAAG